TCGGCGCGAGCGTGAGCCCCGCGAGCATCTACGCGATCAGCTTCATGCACCTGGCGCGGCTGGATACCGACGCCGCCGAAATCGCCTGGCACCGCTGGGACGTCGCCGAGGCCGTGTTCACGGTGAGGGGGATCCGCAATGACCTATGAGGCCCACGAGATCAGCCACCAGAACGGCGAGCCGATCGAGCTCTACACCTTCACGCGCGGCGGCGTGGTGATCGGGCGCTACACCAGCAACGACGAGGCCGTGACCGTGGGCGGCTACACCTATTCGACCTGGCCCGGCGGCATCAAGCGCGCCGAGGTGATCGTGACGACCGAGCAAGGCCGATCGAGCCTGCGCCTGACCGTGGCGCGCGACTTTCCTATTGCCGAACTGGTCCACCTTCGCCCGCGCACCGGGATCATCGGCGTGACCGTGCAGCGCTACCACCGCGCCGACGCCAGCGACCTGATCGCATTCTGGCCCGGCGGGCGCGTGCTAATGGCCAAGCGCACGCGCACCGGGATGCGCGAGCTGATCTGCGAGCCGCGCAGCGTGAGCTACCAGCGCAACGGCCTGACGCGCAAGTGCGGGCGCAACTGCCAGCATACCCTCTACGGGCCGCGCTGCCGGCTCACGCAGGCCGATTGGGGCTACGCGACCACCATCGCCGCAATCAGCGGAACCACGCTTACCGTGGCCGGCGTGGAGCCTGGGATGCCCTACACCGGCGGCATCGTCGAGCGCGCATCGGGCGGGATCACCGACGTCGCCTACATCGTCGAAGCAAGCGGAACCGCCCTTACGCTGGACATCGCATTTTATGGCGCCGCCGTGAGCGACGCCGTGACGATCTACCCCGGTTGCGACTGGACGATGAGCACATGCGACACCGTGTTTGCCAACTCGGCGAACTACGGTGGGCGGCTGAATATCCCGAGTAAAAACCCCGTCACCGAATCGGCGTTCAACTGATATGCAATTTCTAGCCTATCTCGCCGTCCTGGTCATCGGATCGCTGATCGCGGTCGCACTCGCCCCGAAACCGCCGAAGCAAAAGGCCCCCACGCTGGAGGACTTCGACCTTCCGACCGCCGAGGAAGGGCGCAGCATTCCGTGGATCTTCGGCACCTACAAGATCACCGACCCGAATTTCATCTGGTACGGCGACCTCGAGGTAAGGACGAAAACGAAGGACAAGGTAAAGACCCGTTTCTACCGCATGGGCACGCAGCAGGAGTTCTGCATCAGCCCGGTCGACGCCCTGGTCGCGCTCGAGTACGGCGGCAAGGACTGCGGCATCGCCGAGGTCACGTCGAGCCAGCAAATCAGCATCAACCTGCCCAACCTTTTCGGCGGGCGCGACAAGGAAGGCGGCATCGACGGCGACTTCGATGTGTGCTTCGGCGAGCCGACGCAGGCCGTCAACGATTACCTGCTCGCGCAGATCGGCGCGCCGCTTTCCGCCTTCCGCGATTCGTTGACACTGGTCGGGCGCAAACCTAGCTGGGTGGCGAACTCGACATACATCAAGCCGCTGCTGCCCACGATCCGCTGCATCGAGGCGGGGTGGGAGGACGGCACGTGCTGGTACCCGGAAACGGCGGGCATACCCGACGACAGCATCAGCTCAACGATGGCCTTCGACGAGTGGATTGATGTCTCGATTGAAAAGGACGGGCTGTGGCTGCGGATTTACATCAACGGTCAATTCAGCAACGAAGTCGAACTGCCCTACAACCCCACCGGCCCCGTGGACCCCGCCGGGTGGATGATCGGGCGCTACACATATTCCGGCGGCGACACACCGGCCTTTTTTTACGGATTGATCGACCGCTTCGTGGTGACGCGTGCCGCGAAATACGGCGGAACCTCATTTACCCCTAGCACCGACACCCCCGGGCCATCCGACCCGTTCTGGGACGATGTGGTAATCGCCCTGGACCTGAGCGGCAGCGAAGGATCGACAACGATCACAGACATCAAGGGGCTGAGCACGTGGACCGCATGGGGCGGCGCGCATATCACCACGTCGGACGGCGTAACCGGCGGGTCGTGCCTATCGCTGGACGGGGCCGGCGATTACCTTTCATGCCCGATCAACGCGTACAACAGCATAACCTCCGACTGGACCGTGGACGTCTGCGTAAAGATGCCCGTTGGAGCTGTGCCTACTGGGGAAATATGGACCTACGGGCAAGTAGAAGCTGCAAGCCACGGACACGGCCTGGCGGGCAATGTGTCGGCCGGCGAAATCTGGATGCGCGGCTTCGTCGGTGCAAACCCGCCGAGCCTGCTCCCGATAGGGATCGTGGACTCTATCGAAACGGCGCCGCCAGTGTGGGACATGAACCCAGCGCATATCATTTACAAGTGCCTGACCAGCACCGACCAGGGCGCAGGCGAACCGAGCGCGACGATCGATGACGCGAACTTTCGCGCCGCTGCACTGACCTTCTACGTCGAGCGACTCGGCCTGAGCCTGCAATGGCGCAACGAAGGCTCTATCCGCGACTTCCTCGCCGAGGTATGCACGCACGCAGGCGCTGTGCTTACGCTTGACCCGAGCACCGGCCTGACGCAGATCATCCCGCTGCGCGACGACTACGCCGTAGACGAACTGGACCTCTACACCGAGGACCATATCCTAGAGGTTGTCGAGTGGCAGGACGCCGCCGACGGCGAGGCCGTGAACGAGGTCACGGTCGAATACCGCAAGCGCGACGGCAGCAAGGGAACCGCCACCTGGGTCAACCGCGCCAGCGTGCAGGAGCAAGGCGTCAGCCACGCAACGCTGAGCTTTCCAGGTATCACGACGCACGCCCTCGCGCGCCGCATCGCCAAGCGCGAATGCCTGCAACGCTCGAGCAACCTGAGCCGCGGCAAGCTCAAGGTGAACCGCAACACCTGGGACAAGCTGCCCGGGCGCGTGTTCCGCTTTTCGCACGGGCCGGAAGCCATCGCCGAGACCGTCGTGCGCGTGATCGACATCGACCTGGGCACGCTCACCGATGGCGAGATAACCATCACCGTCGTGCAGGACATATTCAGCCTCGACGACGTGATCACCGACGTGGGCGACCCGGGCGGCGGATGGACAGCACCGGACACCGACCCCGCCGCCGTCAGCACGCAAGACGTGATCGAGGCGCCGTTCTGGACGCTGGTCGGCGACCTCGGCGCGGCCAACGCCGCCGCGCTGGGCGCAGGCGCCGGCTACCTCGTTTCGCTGGCCGTGAAGTCGAGCGCCGTCGCCGAAGGCTACAACCGCTGGACGCGCATCAGCCCCACCGACTACGCCGAGACCGGCGAGGCCGTCGACTTCGCGCCGAGCGCCACCCTGACGGCCACCCTGGACCGATCGACCGACAGCGCCATCGGGCTGAGCGGCGGCACCGACCTCGACCTCGTCGAGCCTGGCTGGATCGCCATGATCGGCACCGGCACAAGCGCCGAACTGTGCTATGTGTTCGAGGTCAACACCACCACCAACGAGGCCACGCTGCTGCGCGGGCGCCTGGACACCACGCCGCAGGAGCACGCCGCCGGCACGCGCGTGTGGTTCCTCGACGGTGACGCCCCGGACTGGCCGCGCGACCCGACGCAATGGGCCGACGGCGACGCCGTGAACGTGAAGCTGCAACCGATCACCGGCGGCGGCGTGCTGGCCCTCGCCAGCGCCAGCGCCATGACCGGCACGCTCGATTCGCGCCAGGTGCGCCCGTACCCGCCGGGCAATATCGAGATCAACAGCCAGTGGCACCCGGTCGTGCTCGATGGCGCGCTCGCCGTCACCTGGGCACACCGCGACCGCATAGTGCAGGGCCTGACGCACGTGTCGCAGTACGACGCGACGGACTACGGGCCCGAGGCGGGCACGACCTACAACGCTTACGCCTACGACGACGCCGACGACACCTTGCTCGACAGCGACACGGGCATCAGCGGCGCCACCTGGTCGCCGACAATCACGACAAGCTGCACGCTGCGCATCGAAATCGAATCGGTGCGCGACGGCTACGTAAGCTGGCAGCGCCAGGTGCGCGCCTTCCTGTATTTCACCACGTCGGGGCTGTTGACCGAGGCCGGCGACTACCTGCTGGCCGAGGCCGGCGACTACCTGATCACGGAGACCTGAGCCCATGACCGCGAAGAAAATCAGCGAACTGGCCGCCGCGAGCGCGCTCGCCGGAACCGAGACTCTGCCCGTCGTGCAAGGCGGGACCACCAAAGCGGCAACCGCGCAGCAGATCGCCGACCTGGTGGTGCTGAGCAGTTACGCGACGCAATCCTACGTCGACGCCGCGCTTGCCGGCCTGAGCTGGAAGCAGGCGGTGCGCGCGGCAACGACCGCCGCGCTCACGCTGGCAACCGACCTTGAGAACGGCGACACGCTTGACGGCGTCGCCCTGGCAACCGGCGACCGCGTGCTGGTGAAGAACCAGGGCAGCGGCGCGGAGAACGGAATCTACATCGTTGCGGCCAGCGGTGCGCCAACCCGCGCGAGCGACGCTAACAGCGGCGCCGAGCTGGTCAACGCGTCGGTTTACGTGAGCGAGGGCACCGTCAACGCCGACACGCAATGGACGTGCACCACCAACGCAACAATCACTGTTGGCAGCACCTCGCTCGCCTGGGCGCAATTGTCTGCCGGCGTATCGGACGCCTCCGCGATCACGTACACGCCAGCCGATACCAGCAAATGGAATGGCAGCACCGACCCGGGCGACGTCGACGAGGCGCTCGATCAACTCGCATCGCGCACAAAAACGCTTGAGAGCGCCGGCTCAGGCGACGCCGCGAGCGTGACCTACACGCCAGTCGACGCCACCGACTGGAACACCGACACCGACCCCGGCAACGTGGACGATGCGTTAGATCAACTGGCCGATCGCGTAAACACCATCGAAGCGAGTGGCGGCGGGGGATCGACCGGCAAGCAACTGATTGGCGTCGTGGCATCGGCCATGACACCTCGCCAAACCAACGGGTGCGCCAATCACGCATGGCTTGTCGGCGCCAGCAATCAGCCCGACGTGCCGTATCTGGCGTTCGACGCTTCAACCATCGAGTACGCCGAGTTCGCCATCCCGATGCCCAAAGCGTGGAACGAGGGCACCATCACCTTTGCGCCTATTTGGACCCATCCGGCGACAACGACAAACTTCGGGGTTGTGTGGAAACTGGAGGCTGTTGCGGTCTCCGACGGCGACGCTTTGGCCGCAACCTTCGGCACCGGGCAGACCAGTACCGACACGGGAGGCGCGACAAGCACGCAATACGTCGGCCCCGAGTCGAGCGCGATCACGGTCGGCGGCACGCCGGCTGCCAGCGACACCGTTTTCTTCCGGCTTTCGCGCGTGGCGAGCGACGGGTCGGATACGCTGGCCGTCGATGCTTACTTGATCGGCGTGCGCGTGTTCTTCACCACCGACGCAAGCAACGAGGCGTAACCGTGCATACCTTGACCGTGCATGCCGCCGTCAACGGGCTGGCGCGCTGGCAGCAGGCCGACCCGTACTGGGCCAACGTGGTGCTGCTGCTGCGCGGCAACGGCGAGCACAACGGCACCACGATAGTCGATTCGAGCCCCTACGCGCACACGATCACCAACTACGGCAACGTGCGGCTGGACAGGAACCTGCCGCCGCCGCTGGCCGGGCGCCCCTACAGCGCCGACATGGGCTCGATGTACTTCGACGGCACCGGCGACGGCGTGTCTGCCGCCGCGCACTCGGCGTTTGCGTGGAACGGCGTCGACTGGACTGTTGAGGGCTGGGTCTACCAGCAGACGACCGGCGACCGCTGCGCGTTCGACAACCGCTCCGGCAGCAATACGGGGTGCGGCATTTACCTGTGTCTCAGCTCGGGCGGCCACAAGCTAGCGTATTGCAGCAACACCGCAATCGAGGCGACAAGCGCCAATGGGTTCGCCAATCAGGCGTGGGTGCACTGGGCCGTCAGTCGCGCGGGCAACACCGTGCGCGGCTACCTGTCCGGCGTCAAAGAGTTTGAGTACACCGACACCCGCACGTTCGCGTCGAGCGGCGTGGTGCCATACATCGGCCAGAACCAGGGCGCATCGCAATTCCATTTGGGATCGCTCGAAGAGGTGCGGCTCACGAAAGGCGTGGCCCGCTACACCGGCGCGAGCTTCACGGTGCCGGCAATGGCATTCCCGAATTTCTGAGGTGCCCGCTGGCGCGAGAGTGGCACAAGCCGCCCGCGCCGCTTCCGCAAAGCGCTGAATACACGAAGAAAAACCCGCTTTGTCGCGCCGATCCTCGCGTGGTTCACCCGCGGTGACGGACGCCAGTCGATCCCGATGGCGGAGATCGTGCTGTTCGCCCTGTTCAGTGCCCGGCGGGAAGCGGAGATCTGCGCGCTACGCCGGGCGGACTACGACCGCGCGGCGGACGCGATCCTGGTGCGCGATGCGAAAGACCCGCGCAAGCGTGGCGTGGTGCTGCGGGTGTCACTGCCGCCGGAGGCGCAGGCGGTGCTGGAGCGCCAGCCTGCTGGCGACGAGCTGTTCTTCCCGGTCAACCCGAAATCCGTGCAGGCGGCGTTCGCGCGGGCGTGCAAGATGCTGGGGATCGAGGATCTGCACTTCCACGATCTGCGCCACGAGGCCGCGTCACGACTGGCCGAGCTGGGCTGGACGATACCGCAAATGGCCAGCGTGACGGGGCACCGGACGTGGGCGAACCTGCAACGCTACACGCACCTGCAGGGACATGGGATCGTGGACAAGTATGCGGGGTGGGGGTTCAGGCCGGCGCCAGCGCGCGCCTGATCCCCTCTGAGACATTCCCGTTGCCCAGCTCGGCTATTCGCAAAGATGTGTTGAATCATGAGAGCCCCTGAAACCGCCCTCCGTGTGGAAACGCACGTAGCACGTCGTGCAATACAGGCTCAAGCCGGACTCATCGATTCCCTCAAGTCCGATTCCTGTTCGAGCCAAGCGAAGCTCCTCGTCGTCGTAGATGCCGCCGCACCCGTCGCAGTGGTTGTCCTTCTCGGCAATCATCCGCCGGCGGGGAGAAGCGGGAATGGCTGCCTGCTCATCATGCTGCTCGACCGGACGGGGCTTTGGTCTGCCATGGCGGTACAGGATGCGAGCGCGCATGACCTCGAAGCTGTACCCCCTGCCTGCCCGGTTGATGACCTTCGCCATGCCGTTCAGGGCCTCCGTGTAGCCGTTGGTGATGGGGTAGTCGAAGTAGGCCAGTATCTCCGTGCGCCAGTTCTTCATGGCCCTGGTGAGGTCGCCGAACTCCGCCTTCATGCTGGCCGGCACGCTCTTCAGGAAGGCGTCGTAAGCCGCGATGGCCTTGTCCTTCGGCATGTCGTAGATGGCGAAGAACGCCTCCTTCAGCCGGTAGGCTTCCGCCACCTCGGGCTCGTTGGCGAGCCACATGTCGAGGTTGAAGCGCTGGGACTCGGACAGGTTGTCGGGCCGTTTCACGAGCTGCACCTTGCTGCGCTTCCAGGCAACTCGGGTCCGGGCGTCCTTCTCCCTCTGGACGCGGATACGGACCTTGTCGACGGCCTGGTTCGCCATCCTGACCACGTGGAACTTGTCGATGACGACCGGCACATGCTCGCCGAGCACCGCCTTCACGGTGTCCCGGTAGGGGCGCCACATGTCCATCGCCACGCCCTGGACGGCCGAGCGGTCCGGGAACTGATACAGCCAGCGGGCCACCGTGGGCTTGTCGCGGTCAATCAGGATGTCGATGGGGGCGCGGTTGCCTACGTCGGTCAGGACGCATCGCATGGAGCGGTCAAGCTGCGTCTCGTCGATGCCAAGCCAGGCCGGCAGGTAGGGGCTGAACTCGGCGTCCATGGCCTGGATTTGGTCCCCGGCGATGTTGCGCACCGTGCCCTCAGTGCAGCCGACCAGCTCGGCAATCCTCGTGAAGGTGTCGCGCAGGCACTGCGACCGGATGAACTGGACGCAGCGGGTGGTCATGCGCCGGTCTGCCTCAACGCCCGTCAGGGGCTGCACGAACGTCTCGCCGCAGTCCCGGCACCGGTAGCGCTGCGCTGTACCCTTGAGCATCACCGTCTTGCCGTGCATGGGGGTGTCGCGAAAGCTCAGCACCTTCGTGCCGTGGCGATAAAGCCGGCCGATCACGCCACATTTTGTGCATGCGGCGGCCGGCTCGATGTAGTCGGCCTCGATGACCAGCTCGTCGCCATCTGGGCGCGTCGCGGTGGCCTTCCAGCCTGGGAGGTGAAGGATGTCAGTCATTGGCCTTCATCCCGCTCCATTGCCAGTCCGAGACGCCTTGCGGCCGGAACCGGTCGGCGTAGTGCTTGGGCCGGCTCCTCATGTCTCTATATAGGGACATCTGGCTACGAGAATAGCCAAGCGGCTCAGACGGATTCTTGCTTTCCTTGGAATGCAGTCGCCACCAAACAGCACTCCAGTAGTAGCTGTCTGGCGGAGAACTCTTTCGCCCCATCTCTGCGGCGTGAGCCATGGCCTCGCGCAATGTCCTCTTTGCGGAAATCATGTCCGTTCCTTCGCTTTGTCAATCTGCTCACGAACCCATCTAGCGCCGCCGAGCGTCGTGAGCTTGTCGCGCTGCGCATGAGTCATCCGCAATGAGACGGTCACCGTGTCCTCACCGGGTTTCACGGGCTTGCGGCCTTGGCCCCTTCCGGGGCCGCCGCGCTGCTGTTTCGTTTCTACCATCCGCGCCATTCTCCATTCACTTTGACTTGGAGAAAGGTCTGCCACCCACGACCGTTCCAGTAGCTGACTTCACGCCAGTCGCGGCCATCTTGTCCTTTCCAGGAGTCGCTGTAGCGGGGCGGGTAGTTGGTCATTTCGCTTCTCCAAGTCCGTTGCTGATGTTTGTTATTGTAATGCGCAAACAAACAGTGTCAAGAACTTTTCAACACGAAATTACGATTTTTAACTGAGCGTGACTATGCGCGTTTCAACACTCTGTTACGAATACCCCTGTTTTCATGCTTCATCTGCTGCCCCTGTGGTGTTGCCGCCGAGGCAATAGCAATCCGGTTTCACTTGGCTCATTCTGCCGCCTCCAAAAACTTGATGCGCGGCGACTCCTTGCGCAGTGCGAAATATTCAACTTGCACCTTTGCAGAGGCGATCATCTTTCCGGCCAGGTTAGCCAGTTCGGCGGCTTCGCTCGGCTTGATCGCGCCAGCTTTCAGTTGTGCGAACGTCTGCGCCAGTTCATCCCTAAGTTCTTCAGCGTTTTTCACGGCACTCCCTTTCTATCATCAGTTGCAGTCGCTTGCATTCAATCAGCGCGGCTGGCACTTCACGCACCGTTGACCGTTCTGGGTGACAGAGCAGCCGCCGCACGTAGTAGTCACTCAGCCGCTCGCGTCCGCGCTTCATCTTCTTTCGCTGCGCTTCTGCGGCTTTCTCCGGGTTCGCGGCAATCCATGCCACTAGCGCGGCACGACCTTCCTCCGTGTATTTCATCTTGCGCGCTGCCGCATGCTTGTCGCGCACGCCGTTCGCATTGGCGGCGTACCGCGCCCTGAATTGTGCGTTTCGTTCTTCGCGCTTTGCTGCGTGTTGTGCGCGGCGCTTCGCAAGATGGCAGTCGTTGCAGTAGCCCATCACCGTTTTCTTGTCGCTGTGCAGCCGGTAATCGCTTTCCGGCTTACTCTGGCCGCAAACTGTGCAAGTTTTCATCCTTCGCTCCACGGCTAACACGTCAGTCAACCGGACGTGCCGCAAGCGGCCCGCCGGTTACTTCGGCGTTAGGCCACTTGCAGCGCGGCAAGAGCCTTCGGCAATTCGTCCTTCTCCACGGTCTTCTTGAAGCCCACGTTGCCAGCCGTGTGGAAGACCACCACGCCCTCGGGCTTCATGAAGCCGGGCGCGGCCACGCTGCCGGTGAGCCGCAGGCTTTCAATGCACCGATCAACTGCCGCAGTGTCAAACGGGCCTTGATACAGCACCGGCACCAGCCCGCAGCAGGGTGGCAGCACGTCTTGCGTGCGCGTCACTCGCGGGTCGGCGGTCGGGTAGGTCTTCGGCGCGGTGCCGTGCAACGCCCACCGCTGCACGTTGAACAAGCTGAACCGCTTTTCGCTCAAGCCGTACCGGCGCTGAATGCCGGCACCCCACCACTCGCCAAAGTGGCGGCCAGGCCCCAGCGTCAGCAGTTCGTCGCGGTGCGCTTCAACCCACGCGGCAAAGCCGAAATTGTCATCGGCCGGGGTAATCCAGCGCGTGCGGCTGCCGGCCAGCAGTGTGCCATCTTCGCCAATGAATACCTGCGCGTTCGTGCCGTCGATCTTCTCGGTCACGATCACTTCGCGGGTCAGACGAGCCATCTTCGGGAAGTCTTGAAATTCCATGTCAGTTATCCTTTCGTTCGTTTCTCAACCAGTGGCCTAACCCCTCGCTCAACTTGACCGCCTACGGCGGCAAGTTAGCTCGAACGTTAGATGCGCCGGTCAATCGGTGCATCCCAGGCACTCGATGCCGTCTTCCGCTTCGGCGGCAGCGTACCCAAAGGCATCGGCCTGCGCGCCTGTGAAAGCCAGCATCTGCGCATAGCTCGGGCGGTCGCTCCTGAACGTGCCGCCGTTCTGAATCTTCGGGTTCGTGATGCTGTGTTCCTGCTTCGCCCACCACACGGCTTTCGCGGGCGTCTTGGCAATCAGGCTCATCACAATGGCGCTGTGCTTCAGGAAACACAGGTCACAGTTCCCTTCCATCGTCACGCCGCCCATGTTCGGCAGCGCCAGGTCAAACGGGGCCGTCTTCCAGTAGCTGCCAACTTCCCACCGGCTAATGCCCATGTCGGCAAGCGGCGCGCGGCGCTCAATGCCTCTGGTGCCGCCGCTCGGGTCGGCCCGCAGCTTCGCCAGTCGCGTCGGCTCGTCGGCGCGCAGCCCGATCAGCACTTCAAATTCCTCGTGGCCCAGGCTGCGCATGTAGTCGGCAATCCGCAGGATCTTCAGTTCCACGGTGCAGAAGCGCGCCACCGGGTTCGGCAGGTAGTTCCGCTTCTGAATCAGCGCCTCGAACGGCTCGCCATTCCGGCTGGCCGTCTCGAACGTCACTTGCCGCCAGCCGTCGCCATCAGGCAGGTACTCCACCCACACAATCGGCACCTTCCAGTTCACGCAGCAGTCGCGCACAAAGCGTAGCGTGGCCTCGTTCTCTTTGCCGGTGTTTGCAAACACCACATGGCAGTTGGCAGGCAGTCGGCCCCCGTACCAATCCAGCAGGCGGCGCAGCAGGTAGGCGCTTGTTCGGCCGCCGCTGAAGCTCACCACCGTAGGGCCATCCACGGTCAGCGCGCTCCGGCTACGCGCATCTAACACGTCGCTCGAAGGCGACGCCCTTACAGCAGTGGTCATCGGTGCATTGGTGGTGTTCACGGGCGCGCTTCAGCTTCAGCGTTCTGCGGCTCGCTGCGTTCCGCCATAGGCACCCCCAGGCCGCCCGCCAGGCAGTGCGTGGCGGTGCGCTGCAGGTACGCGGCCATCTCGTTGTCCGCAGGCACCGGCACGGTGGCCAGGAAGTGCAGGCCCCAGCCGTAGCGCGATCCGATGTCCTGCGCGTCACGGCAGAGGCCGTGCACGAATTCGAAGCGCTCGCGCTGCGCCTCGAAGTCAATCCTGGCAGCCTCCAGCAGTGCATGCGCGAACTGCCGATACCCCCAGTCCACAAGGAAGCCTTGCGCGCCGCGCGGCATGGTGTTGAACACTGCGTCAATCTGCTCGTCTGTCACTGTCGTTCCTTTGCTTCGCTCACCACACGCATAACCCCTCGTTCGAGCCGACCGCCTACGGCGGCGGCTCAACTCGAACGTTGGGCGTCTTGTCGCAGGCGTTGCAGACCGGCGTTTCCACCGTCACCCGCGTGGCCTTGCGTTTCCGCATGCCGGTCAGTTCAACCCGGTCAATCGTGGCGCTCAGTTGCTGCGGGTAGCGCCACAGCCCGCAGCGCCCGCACTGCTTCTGCCGCAACCCGGCCTTGTGCTGCACCTCGGCCCATTCGTGCCAGGCAAGGTAGCCCTCGGGCGCTTGGTCTCCGGGCTTGTAGTGCGCCTGCTCCAAGATGCAAGCCACATTCAGCGCGCTCATGCTTCGCCCTTCGGGCGCTCGTGGCCGATAACACCACCCAGACGAAGCTCGAGGAGCAGATCCGCGCCGCGTGCCGGCTGCGGCACTACAGCCTGGCCACCGAGCGCACCTACGTCCGCTGGTACAAGCAGTTTGTCCGGTGGTGCGGCATGAAGCACCCGGCGACGCTGGGCGGTGATCGCGTCGAGGCCTGGCTGTCGCACCTAGCGACCGAGCGCGAGGTGTCGGCCAGCACCCAGCGGCAAGCGCTGGCGGCCATCCTGTTCCTCTACCGCCAGGTGCTCGGCATGCAGTTGCCCTGGCTCGACAACGTCACTCGGGCCAAGCAGCCGCAGCGCCTGCCGCGCGTGCTCAGCCAGGCCGAGGTGCAGGCCCTGCTGCGCGAGCTGCCGCGCACCAGCGCCGGGCTGGCCGTGGCCCTGGTCTACGGCATCGGCGCGCGCCGAGCTCGAGGTGCTGCGCCTGGCCCGCGAGCACCCGGGCGGCCTGTTTGTGCTCTACGCGCCCGTGGCCATCGCCAAGCGCGTGCCCGAGGCCTCGCACGTCAACCTGCGCGGCGAGGTGATGCGCACCAACTCCGTGGCGCGGCTGCTGACCATCGCCGACGGGCCCGAAGACGACGACGTGCCGTTCTGACCATGGCCCCGAAGTTGATCCCCGTCGCCACCTGGGCCGCGTCCAGCTACGATCCACCTCCCAGCGCTTGGGTGCTGCGCAAGTGGTGCAGGCAGGGCGAATTCTGGCCGCCGGCAGAGCGGGTCGGCAAGGAGTGGTACGTGCGCGAGGATGCCCGGCGCCTGAGCGTGGCGCCTGTCGATGACGCTGCTGTAGCGGCCGCGGCCGGCGTCTGCCCTACGGCTGCACCGCCGCGGCCAGTTCCCGCTGCCGCGCCGCGCACTCCCGGTAGGCCTGGACGGTCTCCACGGCCCAGCGCAGCAGGCTGGCGCCGGTGCCGTCAACGGGCGGCCGAAGCTGCGGGCATGGGGCCGTCAGGCTGGGCGGTATCGGCGGTGGCGCCGATGGCCTGGGTGATGAGGCGCAGGCCGTCAGCATCCCAGCACTCAGCGCGATAGACAGACCTCTCGACCACATAGGGCACCTCTCGGGTGACGGTGACGATCTCGGTGCGGATGCGCTCGCGCTGCTGCTCCAGGCGCCCGGCAGCTCCAAACCCGGCCTCCTGGCGGCGCAGGGTGTCGCGCTGCTCGGCCTGCACGCGCTGCAGCTCGTCGGCGTCGGCCTTCCAGCCGCGGGCCTGCCAGCCACCGGCGGCACCAGCAGCGGCGGCGATGAGCGCCGCGGCTGCGGCGTGCCAGAGCATCACTCCCAGTCCTCCCCGACGGCCGCCAGATCGGGCAGCTCTACGGTCTGGCCAGCCAGGTGGTGCTTGGAGTCCCCGCAGTACTGGATCTGCCCGTCGCGGATGAAGTAGTGGCACTGGCCCACGATGTTGATCGAGGGCTCGAACGTGGGCCGCTCGAGGTCGCCGTTGAAGCGCCAGTGGTGGCCATTGCCCTGCGCCCTCGGGTCGGTGTAGATCACGTGGTTTTGCTGGCACCCAGAGCACCAGTGCCGCCAGGTGGGCGCAAGGTCTCGGCCGAAGTCGACGCGCTTGAGCTTCACGCGAAGACCCCGATCGCTTCCTCGGCGAACTGTCGCCGGGCGTCGGCCTGCAGCATGCCGGGCCCGTTGACGGCGCGCGTGATCGCGTCCCACTGCGCGCTGTCGGCCAGGATGTTGCACTTCGCGGTGTGCCAGTACCAAGCCGCGGTGAGGCAGGCGTCCTCCGGCAGCGCCACCAGGTCGGGCCGCTCGAGATACGGCCGGCCCAGCGCCTCGGTCGCGTCGGCGTAGTTCGCCCGGCCGGTGAGCTGCTTCAGGCCGCGGCCGCGGTAGCGCCAGCCGTCGCCGCTGGCCTCGTCGCCGTTGCCGATCTTGCCCGCATAGACCCGATTCGCGATGGCCTGCGGGCCGGCGGCCACCAGCCGCGCCGCGTCGTCCAGCGACTTCACGCGCGACGGGAACACCTCGCGCAGCCGCTCCGGCCGGCGGTAGGTCAGCACCTCCTCCAGGCGCGTGAAGCCGGCCGACTCGACGCTGCACTGAGCCAGGAACCCGGCCAGGCGCGGCGGCGTGCTGATGTCGAAGCGCCGGCACGCGGCGGCCAGCGGCTCGGCGAACTGCCGCGCCTGCGTGGGCCCGATGCCGGCGGCGATGAGGGTGGCGACCGTGATCATGCGTCGCCCCTTGCCCGCGGCTGGTCGATCAGCCGCGCCACGATGAGCAGCACGGCGAGGATGGCGGGCACCTTGTCGGGCGGCACGCCGATCAGGCCCACGGCCGCGGCCTGCGCCTCGGGCGGCAGCACGGCCCAGGCGGCAATGACGGCGGCGATCTGCACGCTGGCCATGCGCCAGGCGCGGCGGTAGTTGGGGATGAGTCTCATGGCTGGCGGCCTCCGGTGTTGATGGCGTCGCTGATGGCGCTGACCAGCCCGGTTTTCCAGGCGATGATCAGCGTGACGATGCCGACCACCCAAAAGACAAACCGGATGAAGGCGGCGCCCACGACGCGCTGCGCCTCGCGGCTCCACTTGGAGCTGACGCGCTCGATGACCTCCTCGTCTTGGGCCAGGTCAAGCAGGCGGGCCACAACGTGCTGGCCGGTGTGGCGCGCGATCTCGTGCGCCATCTCGCGGTCCCGCTCGGTCAGTGCTGGCGGCCGTGGGTCGTCATCGTGCGGCTTGGTAGGCGACATGGCGCGCGGCCTCCTCTTGTGCGATGCAGGCGACCAGCAGCGCGGCAGCCAAGCTGAACCACGAGGCCGGAAGGTTGGTGACCACGTCGCACAGGTTGCGGCCTGACGGCAGCAGCGGCGGGGCATCCATGGGCAGCGCCAGCCGGCAGATGCTGCGCATGCCGCCCTCCGTGGCGCCCCAGGCGGCCACGGCCTGCAGCGACACCCAGCGCGCCCCAGCACCGACGACCAGCCACAGCACGGCGGACTCCAGCCCGTACATGACCGACTCCCAGGCCTTGTGCGACTGCTGCAGCCACGCGGCCAGGTGCTCTGGCAGCAGGTGCACCGCGGCCAGCAGCGCGGCCAGCGCGGCGGTGGCGGGCTTCATTCCTCGCCCTGCCCGCCGCCGCGCAGGGCGCGGGCCATGCGCTCGAGGATGCCGGCGAGCCAGTTGCGCAGGGTGGTCATCATTCGTCGTTCTCCGCGGTGGTGTCGAAGTACAGGATCACGCCGTGCAGGCGCGCATCCACGGCCAGGGTGTCGCTGCCGTCGCTGGGGTTGCGCGCGACGCGGAAGAAGACCACATCCTCCGCGGCCGGCGTGCCGGCGATGGTGATCGCGCTGGACTCGGGGCCGACGTAGAGGTCATTGGTCGTGCCGCCGGTGTCGGTGCTGGTCTGCGCGGTTCCGTAGGCTGTGGCAATGGCGTCGTCGTCGCCGCGTGCCAGGCCCTGCAGCTGCCAGACTGCGCCGAAGTTGGTGGTGGTGGCCGCGTGGCTCCACACCGGCTTGAAGGCCACCGCGCCCAGGTTCCAGCGCTTGGGCATGGCGATGCTGAACTGCGCGAACTCCTGGGTGGTGGCGTCGAAGTCCAGGGTCTGGATGTCGGGCTGGTTGGCCGCGCTGGCGATGGTGGCCAGCACCGCGCAGCCGCCGCTGGCGCTGGGGCTCATGTCGCGCGCCGGCACCCAGCGCTGCTGCCGGCCCAGACTGCCGGCGCTCATGATGCCGCCGGTGCCGAAGCGGTGGTCCTCGTAGCTGGTGACCTGGCTGCTGGCGGCCACCACGGTGTACAGGCGGGCGTAGTTGGCCGTGTCGTTCCAGTTGGTGGTGCTGGTGCTGGTGCTGACGACGCCCGTGGTGCGCAGCGCGACGACGCGGTTGGTGCCGTTGCTGAGCGTGACGGTGCCGTTGGCCACGGCCGTGCCGCCGAGCCGCCCGCCGTAGTAGCCCCAGGTCAGGCCCGTGGTGGTGCTGGCGCGGCGTGCGTAGAGCATGGCCGGGCTGGCGGCGTCGAAGCTCTCGTTCACGCGCAGTTCGTTGTTCGCGCTGCTGGTGCTGAGTTGGTCGACGACGGTGGTGCTGTCTGCCATTGGGCGGCCTCAGGTAAGGGTGATCTCGGCCGCATAGCCGCGGCCCACGGTGGCGCTGATCTGGTAGACGCGCACGGCATAGCCGACCAGTGAGCCAGTGACTTCGTATCCGACGGCGTCGTAGTCGCTGAAGTCTCCGGCCGGCGCCTCGTTCACAAACACCGTGTCGCCGTCCACATAGGCAAGGCCGACACCTGCGCCAATCGGAAAGGTTTCAAGCTCTTCGCCAGTCGCTCCGCTTAGTCGCAGCGCGCGGTAGCCAGTTCCGGCGGCATACATGAAGCACAGTATGTCGCCGCCATAGTCGAGCAACTGCGATTGACCGGCGCGATTGTAGGCATGGGCATATGCCAGAGCACCATCGCTCACTGCGTGCACCGCGAACTGGTTGCCCGCAAGGAACACGAGCGAACCGACAACGCGGATTCGTTCCACGTAGGTTGATCCAGCAGCGACGCGCCAGGCTTCCGTGGCGCCTGCAATCTCCCACTTTACGATCTCGTTCGTGTCGGCGTCGAAGTAGTACAGGTAGCCGCCCGCGTGTTCAATGCCGAGCGGCGATCCTCCGACTGCATGCGATGCCGTCGAAGCCAGCGTGCTGGCGTTGAGCGAACGAATCTGCCCAGTGAATGGCTCCGTGATCCAGAGGCTTGTCCCGTCGTGCGCGATGTATGCAGTGTCCGAGAGTGTGGTGGCATCGCGCTGCGCTGCAGTTGCCGTCGGCGCCGTCAGGTCGACTCGATAGACGCGATTGGTGATGGTCGAGGCCGGCACGGAGGAGCTGTTAACGGTGATCACTGAGACGTAGTAATTGCTCCCAACGCGCAGGCCCTGATAGACAACATCGCCAAGGAATAGCTGCGAACTTATAAGGCCTGTTGCGTCCTGGCCGACGAGGTACTTCCAGGCGTAATTTGTGCCCTCCATGCTGACGCCAAAGACGATGCCGCTGTAGGCTTCGGCGAAGACCACTCCAACCGGCAGACGCTCCGTCTCGATGACGCCGCTAAATCTCCATCCTGCTTCATCGACCCGCTCCGTCAGCACCACGTTGCTGCTACCGTCGAGGAGCTCTACGTCGTAGAGCTCGGAAGTTTCGCCGAGTGGCGGGTCCGATGCGTTTGGCCACCGAAAGCTAAGTCGCGTACGTCGATCCCAGGTGATCGTTGTCGAAGTTTCAGTAACTGTTGCCCGAAGGTTTTGTGGCGCAAATGGCTTAAGGGCGATGCCGCTGTCCACGATGCTGCGGGTGGTGGCGCTGGCCAGGGTCTTGCCCAGCGTGACGGCACGGTAGTCGGCGCTTTGGCCGATGCGCGCCGCGTCGTAGCTCACGCGCAGCAGGCCCGCGGTGCGCAGCAGCACCACGGTCTCGCCGATGGCGTGGCCGGTCATGGCGTGCTCGGTGCCGCGGCGCCCGCGCAGCATGCCGGTCAGCTTGTAGACCCCG